GAAACTGTCATTTTAGTTGCCATGGCCTGCATTTTCCTCTAGCTTTTTTTGTTCATTGTATTGCACAAGCGCATCATTATACCAGTACATCAATCCTAGGTGATCTTCGTCGTCAAAATATAACCTGTCAATAATGAAAGGTGTCCAGTAAAAGTAACGGGCGACCGTTACTATAATGTTTTTCTCAGGATAATCCCATTCATTGTCGCCCGCAACTATAAAAAATAATTAACAATGGCGCTACATACCTCATAATCCTCGGTATATAACTGACCAATTTTCCCGGTATTTTCACCGGTAATGGCTGCAATATAGGCAAGCATACGACCCTCAATGTCATTTGCCTTGATGCCTTTCAGCCGTTTGTTAAGTTCACTGACCCGAATCCGGGGTTTGAAATTGATTTCCTCCATAAGCACGTCACCGTCCTCGCTTTTGAGTGGTTCTTTGAGCTTATATCTGAGGCTCTTATCGTCATTTACCGACAAAAGTCCTTGCGTCATGTTATCAATCAATACCTCTTCCTGATCCTCATTGTCTTTGCGCTTTCTCTCTGAGATGTGTTTAAATCCTAACCATTCAGAAATCTCTTTTTGCGCCTGATCATAGCTTAATTTTTCTGCCATATTAACTCAACGATTTTAGTTTGTTTGGTCCTGCTAATTTTAACGTAACATTTGCCGCGTTGGTTGTTCCTTGAATATCACCAACTGGCTTGCCTTTTCCACCCCAAATTTTACCTGAAATATGATTAATAGTCCAGTCACCTAATTTCGGGCTGGCAGCCATTTTTACGAGCTGATCTACTTCATCAGCATCAGTCATATCCCAAATGATAGGGGGCGCTTCAAATGACCAGCGAACGCGGTTAATCTGGTCAATCATTTGACCATCACCTGAGATCATGTTCGCGTCATCGTTTGACCTATAACCACCATAATCAACGGTACCATCCTCGTTCGTTTTACAGAAAATAGCACCTGACCCAAAATCTTCATGGTTATAGGTAATTTCTAAAATATCTCCACCTGTTGCACTCATATATGTTTAATTTTTAAGTGGTTTAAGAACTAAAGAAAAAGTCAACAGTTGCATCAGTTGAAACCTGGTGCGCGGTTGATGTTCTCTTGTATTTGAAAAATATATCCAAACGCCCCGGATTTGTTGCGTTGATACCCGTCTCAATGCTTTCCTCAGTGAAATCGAGGTCAACAATAAGGGCATATTGTGCCAGTTGATTTGCATAACTCAAAACAAGCTGTTTTGCTTGCTTTGGGCTGATCGTATTACCAACTATTGACGGTGAGTTATTTGCAACAATGGCTTTATCCTGAATATCTCTATCCATTATAATCAGCCAGCCATAACCAACATTCCAGTCAACGTTTAGATCACGTGTAAATCGGAATTTTGGCGGGCTTTCACCGTCCGGATGGTAAGTTGTAACGCTATCCTGGATAGTATACTTGCCATTTTTCAGTGTTACAGTTGACGCTCCGTCTTTGACCATCACATCACGCTTATCATAACTACCAAAATCGCCGATGTCTGTGGCTGTTGGCATGTCAAAATAAGATTTGCCTGAATTGTCGATGTGCGGTGTGTTCTGCATAATTGGGGCTGTGACAAGTGCCATGTTTGCAGCAGCTTCCCACTTGAAACCAGCGGAACCCGGAGCCGGTGCCATAACATTTGTTACCTGATCTTTACGCGCGGCGGCATCTGTAATTGCAGTGACAGCCGATTGCGTAGTATCAACATTTCCGAAAAATGCAATGAACGGCTTAAAAATAGTTGGTTGATACCTGCCTGTTGGCGTTGTTGGATCAGGCACACCGTTAAAATCTTCCAATTCAGTGAATACTGTTGAATCGTAAGGATTAATAACAATAGTGTTCCAAGTGTCACCAAATTTATTGAGCGAATCAGTCACTGATTGTGCACCTGTTCCATCTGAACGAGTTGATTCAGGCGACCATGTAAGACCTGCCAAGTTATCACCTTCCTCGACTTCAACAGTAATATCAGCACTTGTCAGACCTTTCCACTTTGACGTGAGTTCCATATCAAGAGAACCAGACGTTCCACTTGTTGCAGCCGTTACAGGCGCACCAATTACACCGTTTACAGCATCTACCGCCTTTTGTATAATATCATCATTGGTGTCACCTTTGACAATATCCATGCGATAAGACTGTCCGTCAATTGACGTACGTCCATTGATTTTCAAAAACTGCGATTCATTGGCGTCTGCCTCTGACCCTGATTGGAAAGCAACAGATGTGGTGATTGTTGTAACCGTCGGTGTTCCGTCCTCTTTTTGAGGATAGATAACCGTGGGTATACCACCCAATATATTACCCGACTTTGGGCGCAATATTCTGGCGATTTGATGAAGCGGTGAACCATAACCATACTTGGCCCCGACCTCATCCGCGTTTGTAAATTCAAAAGCATCCTCGGTAATGGTTGCCTGGTTGGCCGTGTTGGCCTCACCAAATACCGCGATTCTCTGCGGCAGGTACGGTGTTGTTATACCGAAAAATCCTTTTTTTATCTTATAGCCTACCACCCGCGATACACGAGTGACATCAATTGCTGTACTTATAGCCATATTTTTCTCATTTTAAATGATTTAAACTTCATATAAATAACCCTTATCTGTTTCATTAAGCTTGATCTGTGTTGTTGTCTTATCCTGCGTGGTTGGTGCTACTTCTTGCACCTCCTCATTAGCCTTTACACGGAAAACAATACGCGCTACAATAGTATGTGTCGTATCCTGATCAGTGATTTTACCCGTCTCAATTGTTTCAACCCACCTGGACTGAATTATGCCAACGGCAAAACCTAAAAATCTGTTTTCCTGACTCATTAAAATATAACGAATAATCCCAGCCAAACGCTTAACAATCACATTTGCCGCAACATCGCCTTTTTGTGAATCAGAATGAGACGAATCAGCGTGTATGTCAATATGATATGTGCTTTCTCCGCGCTGGCTTGTCGGACTATAGTCACCGAAAGAGGTATCATTGTAAGATACATTAACAGCGGGCAATTCAGACTGATCAAATTGAATAAATCTCTCATTCCAAACAGTAACATTTAGTCCGGTCGCATAAGTCTGACCCGCCAACTCATCGGCAACAATTTGTCCGATATTGTCACGGATATTTTCAAAGTTCTGCTGACCGATTTGATATGTGATTTTTGCCGCCATGTTAAGAAGTTACAAATTTACCCAGCGTACATACTATCGCACCTGTGGTGTCAGAGGGCATTGCAGAATCAATAAGAAAGGTTAATGTATTGCCTAATAACACAAAACTTACCTTATGATCTTTCAATACTACTTCACCGCCCGCGCGTGTTGTATATCCCGCATCAGTTAAAACGCTTTCATTCACAGATATATGGGCGTTTCGCTGGTTTACAGGCAAGCCCGTTGCCGGATCAACGCTCATATTATGCTTTGAAACAAAACCTTTCACAGTCACAGTTTCAGTTTCGGCAGGATTTGTAAAAGTAATATCCTCCGTAAAACTAGATTGTTGAATTTTCGCAATATCTGACTGTAACTGTGATAGGTTCATGGGTTATTTACTTTTTGATTCGGTTTTGTTTTCAACCTTTTTTTCAGTCTTTTGCTCCTGCTTTTTTGCGGGCTGTTTTTCACTAGATTTAATCTTCTCAATAAACCCAGCCTTTTCAGCCGCGACAATATCCACAGCAGGGAACTTTTCGCCGTCAATCTTATCGGTCTGGTTTTTTCTTACTACCCGACCGCCCAAATTGACGCTTAGTGATATTAGCTTGTATTGTGCCATGTTACTCCTCCGCTGGTTTGATGAACACTGAATCTATTTTGGCTTTGAAAGCGTCATCCTCCGCCCAAATTCGTAGGCGGGCAAATTCACTATCCAGTCTGAAATTAGCGTCCTGAATAGTAATATTCGTGTCCGCTCCTAGATACCATATGACAGTCGTACGCTTTGTATACGGTGCCAAATAATCTGATTTAGTCCACAATTCCACATAAGTCGTATCAAATGTGCCACCCGTCGAGTCAAGAGCAACAGACATAAGCCATTGAAGGCGGTGTCCTGATTTTTTCCTGACCGAATAAACCCATACACTATCAGTCGCGCCAATCGTGTCGGCCGCCGTCAATGCACCGATTAAATAAGATGGCTCTTCTCCATATCCAAAGGTGTATGAAACATCCTCCTTCAACTGGAAATCACTTTGAGCATTTGCAGAGAAAGACCCTGCAAATACTATTAGTATAAATACTATGCTTACTATTATTAACTTTTTCATATTACCTCCTTTTTATCCGACAACACTGTCAGTTAATACTTGCATTGTGTAAATCATATCAACAGTTACAGGTACTGCCAAAGGTGCGCTGTAAATCTCAAACGTGTGAGACTTGCGTTTCTGGTCAATGTAATTGTTGAGATAATACTCAGCCGCCTGATTGGCAATAAACTGAGGATATTCAGCCCGTGCCTTGTCAGTAATAATGGCAGGTACACCCGCGTGAGCAAGCACTAATTCAGCACCCGCTGTTGGTAGTACAACTGCATGCGTACGTGGCCAATAGTACTGAGTCGTTCCGGTTGAATCGGTATAAACCTCATCATAGGTCCAAAGATTGAAAATGTAAGGACCTGCAGAAATTCTGCCATGAAATACGCCACCCTCAGCATTGACCTGTGGTAAGTTCATGTCAATAAGTGATATCTGCTGATAATTTGCATTATTTTTGAAATAATCAGTCTTTTTCAGATATACAAATACATCACTTGACATTACCAGATTCAGTGTTTTACTGGAATTTTTACCAGTTTTTCGCATGAAATCACCAGCCTCGATCAGCTGATTTTCAACTTTTGCACCCGTATTGCTCCACGGATCAGTCGTTGATTTGTCAACTTTACTGGCAGCCTTACGTTTGAAATCAATATTATCATGGCTTTTCAGCTCAACAATACCTGTTTCAAGTACCTCAGCACACTGCTTTTCCTTTGCCCGTTCAATTTTATCGCGGAGCAACATATAATTCCTGGCAACATCTTTGGCTAGATAACCAATAGTTGCAGGAACGCCAGCCGCTTCATCGCCAAATACACGGTCGTACCTGTCAAGTGCTGTGCCTTCAAAATCCTCGTTGTAAAACGGAGGCATAAATTCTTTCTCGGTTGACCGAGACATTTTGTTCCGATTGCTACCCGCGCCCCTTAGGACATCAGTGGCAATATATTCAGATCCCCTACGAACCATGATATCAACCGTCTTTGCCTGTGTCGTTTCAACACGAAAAAACGATTTGAAAAATGATGGTTGTGGAATCATTTCATCATAGACAGCAATAAGCATGTCATGAAATAGCTTCTTAGCTTGTTGCAATGGTAAATTAGCCATACTACTTTATTTTTTAAGAGTTATCATATTCGGTTAATTCTTGACCTTCCTGATCAATTATTCCAAGGTCGCGAATAAGGTCAATTATTCTACGCTTGTTATCAGTTGCCCCTACTGTGTCAGTAAGTGCGCCCGATGTCAAATTGATTGTATCATAGTCAACACGTCCTTTGTTCACAATTGAAACAGTTTCAGTGCTGCCATCGGCAAAGGTGCGGAGAAAAGTGGCGCGCTTGTTGGG